AAATGAGAATTCATATCATTTCTCAATTATGTGCAGGTTTTCGCGGGACAGGCTGACAGGCACCAGTCGTTCGCCGATACCGAGCGGAAAGGTCAGGCTGACAGTCGGCAGCGTCTCGCCCACCGTGTGGCTGAAGGAGATTCCAGTGAGATTATCGCAGCTAACACCGTCGATGCTCAGCTCTGTTAGCTTGCCGTCGCGGTATTCAATCTTTAAATCTTTCATGCGTTGCTCCTGTTACCAGATAACACGGCCTTCATTGTCGAACTCAGTGACCGTTCCGCCCTTCTCCATGCGTTGCTTCACTGAGTCGTGGCAGCGCTTGCATAAACTTTGCAAATTTTCCGGGTCATGGAAGAGGGTCTCATCACCCTTATGTGGTTTGATGTGATCAACAACGGTTGCGGCTATCACCTGATTTCGTTTGAGATGAAACTCGCAGAGTGGCTGCTTCTGAAGCTGGTGATAACGGAGCCGGTACCAACGTTTGGTGTTATAGAGGCGGTGCCAGGGTGAAGTGGATGCCATATTCACTCCAATAAAAAACCACCAGCTAATGCCGATGGATCACGACTGAAAGACTCTCTTTGAAGCGCGTACGAGGCGCAATAAAAAAGGCCGCTATTGCGACCTTGTCTTTAGAAGGTGAGATTAAAGAAGTTTAATTTTTACGTCATAACCTTCAAGGCCTGTCATCGTTTCGCGAGCAACAAATTGAATTTCAGAAATTTCTTTTCCGGTTTTTTTTCGTAGTTCTGAAATTTTTTTGGCTATCAGAGCGGCAATGTCTTCCTCAGCCTTTTGCGTCAGAGCTTCAATTTTCATTTTTACCTCTTCTGATTCATTTACAGTTTCCATTCTCCAGCAAGGTGACAGTTTTTGATTAACAGTCCTTAACCATAACTGTATATAAATTATAGACTACCGATAATGCAGATGCTGCATGCTCATAGGATTCGCTAGCAAATTCCTTCACATGGCATCCCACCACGTTAGTTTTGCTCACGTTGATGGCAATAAAAAACCGCCCGGAGGCGGTAATATTCAGCAGGTCAGCATGTCATCTGTGAATGATAAAGAGAGATTTGCATCTCGGGCAGAGCAGGGCCTGCTCCTGCCGTACTTTTGTTGCTGGGTGATTAGAGTTATGACCGCATATCGGGCAAGTCACTGTTGTTTTGGTCGCCGCTTCAACGCGTTTAAGTGCGTAATCGAAGAATGACATAATTTTTAGCCTTTATAAGAGTAAGGCTTATCATAACATGATTGATTAATTTTTAATCAAAAACACCCACGCCGTAGCACTTAATCACCGGATTAATGACTTACTGTTGATCGAAATACAAAACTATCAGGAATGTTCCCAGCAATGCCGCTCACGCTTGTTTAATCATGGTTCCTGGTCCATGCTAAAAATTCCCTGACAATCTCTGTCAACACCGGGAAAGGCTGTACCTCAATGTAAGAAGCACTAACAATAACGTTCCTGTTCTCCAGTTGCCCTCTTACTGAGGGCTATCTTTTTGACAAAATAGACCAGTTGCACCTCATTGTTCTTATGGACTTACCTTCTGGCAGTTAGCCTGCCACGCCCTGTTATGCGTCAGGATGTCTTTCTTCGTCTGGCGCTCCAGCACATCCCAGTCATGTTCTGTGCCGTATATTGGCCTCACCCAGTCGCAGCTGGTGTCGATCACCTCAACCTTTGCGGGTCCAGCTGTTCCGCAGCTCGCGATCAACATCGTCATCAGGCATATGGTTAACAGTCTGCTGTACATTGCTGGCCTCTTTCGTTGCTTCTACCCGGCGTTCTGCTGCTGCGACCGTTGCCGCGGCGTTATCTTCGGTGCGCTGCTGATCAGCTTTTGCTTCCGCTTTGCTGGTGCCGCGTGAATGGCCTAATCCAAATGCGCCAGCGATAGCAGCGATCACCGCTGCAGCCAGCCCAATAATCACTTCGATACCCATCATGACCTCACAACAGAACGGACTTCGCCAGGTTGAACAGAGTGCGCCGTTTATCCAGGCCGTTACGTCCGCCATTGATGATCAGCGTTACGCGCTCTACATCGCCCGAATAAAGCAGGCAGCCGTGGGACACGTAAAACCATGCTGCTGATCGCGCGGCATAGACATCCTGCTCCAGCAGCTCGGGGTGGGTTACCAGATCCAGTTTCAGCGCCTGACCGCAGTTGCGATAGTTGCTCAGGCCTGTGATCTGCTTCAGACCGCGGCCCCGGTATTTCCAGCCGTCACCCGCCACCTGATTGCCCAGATTCTTTTTGCCCCACTCTCCGCCATAAACCAGATTGGCGATTGCTTTCTGGTTAGCTGGCTGTGTGGCCGTTCTGCCGAGGGCTGCGGCCTGTTGTGCTGTGATGCGGTGCTTACCGAACACCGACACCAGACTGTCTGCCGCATAGTTCAGGTTTTCCACCAACCGTGTAAACCCGCCGGACTCATGGCCTATCTGGGCAATAAACATGGCCTGATCGAGCGGCGCGGTAATGCCGAACTCTTTCATCGCTGCGTCGATATGCGGATACCAGTGCGCAGCTAACCCGGCGCTGATACCAGCCGCCTTCTGAAATTGTGTTTGGTTCATTATTGCCTCAGATGATCAACCAGGCGCGCAACGTTGCCTCTGACGGCCACCAGCACGGAAAGGAATATGACGTTGGCACCAATGGTGGCCCACGATGAATGAGGATATATGCCGCACAGATAGGCTAACGGCACCGCGCTGTAAGTGACAGTAATCAACCACGCCAGGCGGGAAACCCACGGACGATGACGGGAATCACCACGACGGTAAAACATCAGGGTGACCACTACCCCGGCGCAGAGCAGCGCGTTGATAGTTGCTGTCGGGTCATTTAGTACCACCAGAACCTCCCCGGCGTGTTATCAGCGCCACCAGCGAACCGACATCCTGGTTATTCAGGAACGTCAGGATTTTGACGGCTAAAGCAGAAACAATAACGGCACCAATGGCGTCCAGAGGCTTATCGCTGTAGCCAGTCCAGTTAGCCAGCTTTGAACCCACCAGGCCGGAACAGAGAATACCGGCGATGTAAGACACAACGAAATATGCCATTCGGCGTGCCGCGCCCAGATCTGCGGCTGTGGCGATATAGAATACAGCCCCTGCAAACGCGCCAAACACCACACCGTAATCTGTCCCGGTCAGCAGTCCATAGACACTGGCACCCGTAAGGGCACCACCGGTCAGCCCAGTGCCGGAAATCGGATCGGACATTTAGCCCCCTCTTATTGCCATGAGTCCTCTCAGAAATGAGGGGAAATAAAAAAGGCCGCCAATTGGCAGCCCTGAGAATGGAGTTATCTGGATAAGATGTAGATTGTGGTGCCGGGTGCCTCCCGGTGACTCTGTGCCAGACCACAGAACCGCGTTACTCACCTGCCTGTCTGGACGCCCCACCGCACAGGGGGATTCACCACACGGACACTCTACGTGGCCCTATCCCTAAAAGATAGTTACCAATTTATTTTCATTTATCTGACCGCAGGTTTTTGATCGTTCTGGCACCTGGCTCTCTATTTTCTGGCAACCAAGGGACTAACCTTGAAGTGTACAAAAAACATACAGGAGGATCAGATGTACAACTCAATTTTGGTTCCCATTGACATTTCAGAGAATGACCTGACGCACATGGTTATTCCGTATGTTCAGGCGCATGCAGCGCTTAACACTTCTAAAGTCCATTTCCTTACTGTTATTCCTTCACTTCCTTATTATTCAGCCTTAGGGCTGGCGTATGCAGCCGAAATGACTAAGTTGGAAGAATTCCAGCGTACTGCCTTATCAAAGCTGGATGAAATTGTTAAGCAATTCCATATTCCTGCCGACAAAATTCATACCTACGCTGTACCGGGTTCACCGAAGGATCAAATACTTAAACTTGCAGAGATGATAAATGCTGACTTAATTATCATTGCATCCCATAAACCGCACATCTCAACGTATTTGCTAGGTTCGAATGCTGGTGCTGTCGTGCGGCATGCGAATTGCCCAGTTTTGGTAATTAGGTAGTTTTTTGCTGCCCATCATTAGTGAGATTTCAGGAAGAACAGGCATAAAAAAAACCCGCTCGGTGGCGGGTTTTTTAACTCTGAACATACAACGCCCATCGTTAACGTCAAATTTACACAAAAATGGCAACTTTGCAAGTAACGTGACGCTAAAAAGTAAGATTTATATCGAATTATGCGCTCTTGTTACTTTCTTCAGCTGAGCGTCAGTGTTGCTTTCTTCCTGAAAACATTTTGTCACCAGGCTTTCATAGAACGGTTTCCAGCTGTAGCGCCAGGTGCGATCGGGAAGGCTGTCCAGCTCGGCCAGAACGCCGCGGTACGCCACTGAGGATTTAGGTCTGCTGTACCCTCTTCCCTCGCACCGTTTGCACTCCTTATAAACGGGTACGCCCTGGAACTCTGTTTCTTTGCGGTCGAGGGTTTTCCCCGTTCCACCACATTGGCAACGCTTACTAAGTTGGCCAGCGCCGTTGCACTTGCCGCACAGCTGGTGATCCACATCCATAACCTGACGGAAGACCTCAAAGTCAGATGGAGACTGGCCCAGATCCTTAGCAAACTGAGGCAGGCGCATGGTGTAATGGCTTTTGGTAATCACGCTGGTTTTGGTGATGATGCCTTTGCCCTGGCATTTTGGACAATCGACACTGTCAGCAGCTGATGAAGCGTAGTCTTTGAAGGCGAAGCGGGCGAGGATGCGCATGCACAGCGGGAACTTTTTACCCGCAGCTTTACGCACCGCCATCGGCGCATGCTGTTTGGCGTACTCGGTCAGCCAGGATATTGCGGCTTCTTTATCCTGTGGGCTGATGCCTGCCTTCCCCAGATACATGGCAAGCCCGATCCCGGCGTCGGCCTGGGTCATGCCCAGCGCCGCCATGATGTCGGTTACCGTTAACTGATCGCCCGCGGTTGCGCGCACGCTATCAGAAATGTGCATCCCTTTCGGTGCAAAAAACTTTAAAACTCCGTCCAGATTCATAGCGTTCTCCACTCCGTCTACGCCAGTGCGCCGATGGCCAGCGCCCGGTCTAATGTTTTCAACAGCAGCTCCGGCTGCGTGCCGTACTTCGCTTCAAATGCCACAGCGTCAGCGTGCAATTCGTCGTGATGCGCCCTGCACAGCGGTATCACGAACAAATCATGCGCTTTGGTTCCCATGCCACCCATGCCGTGGCCGATCAGGTGGTGGGGGTCGTCTGCCGGGTTCTGGCAACATGCGCACTGCTGCGCCTTTACCCAGCGGGTGTATTTCTCGTTTTGCCAGCGTCGGCGCTTTGGCCTCAACATGAAGGATTCGGGCGTCTCCGGATCCACCTGCAGCGCCAGCACCTTTTTAACCGCCTCCTCTACAATGCTGGTGGGCGGTACCGACGGCATAATGTCAGCCTCACGCGTCACCGACAGCACTTTCTCTGCCGGAATACGCAGGACCTTGCGCGCCACCGTCTCAGGGATGGCGTGCGCCAGCTTGTTAAGCGTCAGCCACCAGCACAGTTCTGGCAGGGTCACGGCGTGCGAATCATCGAAACCCAGCCCGGCGCGAACAACCGACAGTAGCCAGGCTACCAGGTTCTCCCGCGCAATGCCCGCCAGTTCGTTAGTAAATTGCTCTCGCACCCGGACATCGCAGGCCCAGCACAGCCGAAGCACGCCGGGCGCATGCCGCATGGTGACCATTTCGTGGTGGTGATAGTCGCTGTGCCGGTACTGGCAGCCGGATTCCCGCATCAGCCAGGCTTCCAGACATGAGTGGCCACCAGCCCGCTTAATCACATCAGCATGCTCAAACACTGGCACCATTGCCGGATCTTCCGCCAGCGGCTGCCGCGCCGCCGGGAGATCCCCGGTAGGAAGACCCGCCAGGCGCTCCGGCTCGTTCTCCAGAAGAATGCGGCCACGCTGGAAATACGGCATAAGCTCAGGACCTGGGCGGAACGCCACGATCCCGAACTCTTTTACGACGACAGGGGTTAGTAACGCTCTCACGCTGCCTTCCCTTTAGCGATATGCTCTGCCCACAATCCGCCGATCCACCTCACCCCTTTAGCCGTAAAGCGCGCCTGGCTGAAAGCGTGGTTTGAAGTGGTCGAAGTCCCCGTTTTAACCTCAAAGCGCCCTGCATCGATATGCTGGTGCCGCGGCGTCAGCGCCCCGCCGAGCCGATACATGATGTCGTTCTCGATCAGGAAAAGGCGGAACTCAGTCTCTTTGGCTTTAAGCAGTTTCGCTACCTGGCGGAATGAGAGTGAGCCGCTGGCGCTGCAGTAGCGATCGACAAATTCAACCTTCGGCGCCGCAGCTGCAAGCTGGAGCGTCAGCTGCTCTTTTTGCTCGGCCAAATCTGCCGCCAGGCGCAGCGCCTCAGGCAAAGATCGGGGCACGCTGATATTCCGGTCCTCTTCCAATTCCTGCCAGCGATCGACAACCGCGGCAGTAAATTCCGGTGACAGCCGGGCGACCACGACCAGCGAGTCACGTTTGTTGAACCGGTACTCCTGATAAACGTTGCCATTGTGCTCGAAATCGAACTGCGCCAATGGCGCGGTTAAAACACCACCAGCAACGAGGCGCTCCGCTGAGCGTTTAACGTCACTGTGTTTGCTCTGTACCAGCTCCGCAATTTCCCGGCTGGACATTGTCACTGCACCATTCACGATTAACTGATTCATGCGATTCTCCACTTATCAGGCGGCTGCACCCGCCGGTTCGTACTTGCTGATCGTGATTTCGACCTTTCCTTTCTGCGTTACTGGCCCCCACTCCACCAGCATTCGCTTAATCTGGCTGTCGTCCTCCCATATGCCAGCGTGAGTGAGCGCGTCGAACAGCGCTTTGTTGTAGTTGTCGATGTCGCGACGGCGGGCGTCCGGCGGGAAAAGAACGATCTCCACCGCCGCCGGCGCACTGCTGGGCTTCGGTAATCGGCGCAGCTGCTCGATGATCGCCGCGCATGCCTCGCTCTGGAATGCCCGCCCCTTGGCGCTAACGAGAGTGCGACCTTTCAACGGGCCGCTGTTTGGGGATCGCCAGTAGGCATTGACGCTCGGCGGGAATGGCAGGATTAGCTTCATAGCTCGACCCCGCGGATCTCCAGGAATGTGAGCGCCTGCTCCCGCGCACTTTCATCGCCGATCAGCAGCGCACGAATTATCGCAATGGCTTCATCTTCGGATTGCTGCCCTGTAATAGAGATCCCGCGGGAAACGCCCGGGGTGATCGTGATTGCCCCTTTTCGCTGGAGGATGAGCAAAGTGTCCCGCGCCGAGTTATGCGAGCGGCAGCCCATTAACCCGGCCAGTTCAGCAACGGTTGGAGGGAACCCGTGTTCTTTCTGGTAATCGACCAGCAGGTCTAAGACCTCCTGCTGGCGAATGGACAGGGTTTTCACGCGGCCTTCTCCTCTTTCTGCCCGGCTTTTCGTTCATCCATCACGAGCCGGAATCGGGCCCTCAGAGAACGAATGTTGTGCCAGTGATGCTGGGGGATGGACTCGAGAACTGCCGTTACCTCAGAGGCCGCTATCCCGTATTCGGTGATCACCTCTGGCGCCAGAGTTAGCAGGCGGGACTTCATATCGTCGCGGATGTTTTCATGCTCAAAGCTTTGCTGGTCCAGCCAGGCAATGAGCTGCTGCTGATCGACATTCTCTTTAATCATCTCTATCGCTTTGGCGATCGTTTCCGTCGGCACAACGATAAATTCGGGTGCTGTTACGGAATCAGATGCCCAAGTGTGCGCAAATCGCGATTCTGAGAAGGTATATACCTCTTTGTCGCCGAACGCCGCGCATGCACACGCCCAGAAGTTAAAACCGCTTTGCTCCAGAATGTCTTTCTTGGTCAGCGGGAGTTCTGGCTCAGCAGCTGCTGGCGGAGCTTCATCCACCAGCACAGGACTGGCCGGAGCATGCGTTTCTTCCTGCGGGGAGAGAGCCTCAGGAGTAAGCTTCTGAGTATGCCCAAGCGGATCATCACGCTTAATCAGACGCTCAGCTTCGCGGCGGATCTGCGCAATGAATGCATCCCCTCGCGCTTCCAGATCCTTGCGGCTGATATAGCTCATCGCCTGGCCGCGCCAGGTCTTGTCGAATACGACGACCGCACCGGCGAAGAACGCTCCGGACGGCACCTGCTTTTCGTTTTTTGGCACAAACCACATCGGCAGATCGAAACCAATGCGGCCGCGGATAAACGCAACGTGATCGGCATCTTCAGGCCACCACACCTCGCTGGTTGCAGCCTTGATCAGGAAGACAAAACGACCGCCCTTGTCACGCATCGCGCTGGCGTGCTGCATGATGTAACGCATACCGGTGATGTAATCATCTTCATGCATGCTGGCGCGGCTGTAAGGCGGGTTCCCGAAAGCGGCGCCGTTGAGTTCTGACACCCGGGCGGACCAGTCCTGCACCAGCGCGTTGTCCTCAGCGGTGTAATACGCTTCGCATTTGCTGTTCTCGCCGTCGGTAAACAGGTCCAGAACGAATGGGCCAAACATGGAGTTGATGCCCCAGAAAATGTTATCCGGCGTACGCCACTGATCGCCCACTTCCTTCAGTTCGTGCAGCGGCTGGCTGCGCAGTTCGGCCAGGTCCCGGCAGTATTTATTGGTCATTGCTCTTCTCCGATGTAATGGCCTGCCAGCAAACATGCGTCTGTTACGCAGCGTTTCTTGGCCTGCTTGAGGCATGATGCACGTCGTTTGACGTAACGCTCCCGATCCTTATTCGCTGGAGACAGGTCGAAAGCCTTAAGCCATACCGTGGCTGCGCGCAGGTAAAGCCCCTTCCCCTCCAGCTGGATGGCGTAATTTTCTAAATCAGTAAGGGTTCTGACCGTGTCTGCGTAGGCCGCCGCTGCTGCTGCGTCTGTTTTGACGAACTCTTCGCAGGGGTAATACACAATCGTCGTGTCGTTACGCACCTCGCGCTTGAGCTTCCCCTCGTTGTGTAAAAGGAACAGGCAGCGGCTGATAGTGCGAAACGAGGTATGAGTCAGAACATTGGCAACCTGCCGGGTGCTGCAGCCTGGGTTATCCAGGGCAAACTGCAAAACTTCGGATTCGATGCTCACGATGTCGCCCCTCTGAATCCCTCAGGAATTTTGTTATCAACAGGACCGAACTTCATCGGATCCGTCTTACGCTGGCCCCACGTTTCGCGCGCCGGGCGCCCTGCTGCGTTCCACTTGCTCGCCGATTGCAGGTAGCCTGGGAATTTGGAGGGCAGAAATAGGGTCGTTGGGCGAAGATATTCGGCCATTTTCAGATCGTCGCCCCACTTCTCCACGCTGTAATCAACCACCTGCGTCAGCTCATCAGGCGTAAACCCTTCAGCCAGACGGCCGCGAATGTTTTCCAGGGACGATTTGCAGACCTGGTACCGTGATCCGGTAGTCTGGTTCAGGTGTGATAAAACCTGTTTCGCCTGGTCAGTGATCACCACTGCAGGGTCGGGTTGCCCAGCAACCTGACAAGAAGATTTTTTATTTGATGGATCAGTAGTTGATTTTACTGACGGATCCCCGCCAGATTCTGACGGGTCAAAACCGCCGATTTGGCCGGATTTTGATGCCTCAAATTTTGACGGGTCAGATTTTGAGGCGTCAGAATTTGACGTGTCAGAATCAGGCAGGTGAGACAATGCCGCCGTACGGAGCTTTGCCACATTCAGCTGATAGATATTGGATGCGTTACGGTTGCCCTGGCGGCGCTGAGTGCGCTTAAGCCAGCCGTCTTTCTCAAGTTTGGCGATCGCCGTGCGCACAGTGCTTGGCCCAGCGCCGAGCTGCCGTGCAATAGTTTCGATGGAAGGCCAGCAAACTCCCTCATCGCTGCTGAAATCAGCCAGGCGGGCCATGATCGCCACGCTGGACAATTTCATGCCGGAAGCCGCGCAGCCGTCCCAGACGTAGCTACTCAATTTAGTGCTCATGGTCGCCCTTTAACTCTGTAAATTTGCGCTGGAACTGATCGAGAGGGCTGAAGCATTCATGCTCGTACCCATCTCGCAGGTATATGACGCGTCGGGTCTCTGGCTCCCACCGGATAACCCGAACTGGGACGCCGCGGTGATCCCTGAATCTCCTGTCGATTTCACGCATAAAGATTCTCCTTTACGGCGCCATACCCCCACGATTGCCATTGCCCGGCTGTGGTTACATGCCACCCAGCGGCCTGATACCATGCGCTCATACCGAAACAACGGGGTCCCATTGACCGGGAAGCCACGGAGTTGCGGCAGACAGTGAATTACCGTTAAACTGTTCATGCGTTAGTTTCTCCACTGTTACGACACGCCACGACGCCCGGAGCTGCACACTCGCGGGCGTTACTCTTTTCTGGCGCGCAGAAAACGCGATACAGCAGCGTTAAATGCTCCTGCCACTTCGCCATCACTTGGTAGCTGTTCTCTTCGATTTGCTCGCGTTCGTCCTGGTCAATGACGCCATCAGCGGTTGCCTTGCGGACGAACTTGGAGTGCTCACTGATCCACTCAATGGTTTCCATCAGGCGCTGATTAATGTCGGCGTTATCCACATCCTCGATATCCACCAGCGGAACATTGACGCTGTTCGACTGGCGCGATACCGCATCAGCGATATGCTTGGTGCCGCTGGCCTGCTGGAGAACCATCGCCCAGCCCATTGGGAAAATCTGATCACCGCCGGTGCGCAGGCGGTTAAAAAGTGCATCCTCAGTCACGCCAAGCCATTCAGCTGCTTCGGCATAACCACCCGGCAGGCTTGAGATGGTCTTTTTAATTGCCGCCACCAGCCATGCGGGTTGCTTTTCGACTTGCCAGTGTTGATTGCCCACGGTTAACTCCTTAAATCTGTGGTTTCTGCTATGCCGCTTTCTCGTTACGCTTCTGGTAAAGCGAAGAATCGAATTTGAGTTTTCCTTTAGTGCGTGCATCCGCCTCTGCTGCACGGCCTTTAGGAATTAGTTGGCCTGGGCGAGTCCGCCATTGATAAAAGGCTTCTGGCGATACCCCAAAAAATTCAGCCGCCTTGTTTGGCGAACCGAAGTACTGCTCAAGTTCAGTTGTGGTCATCTTATCCTCCTAAGAATATTTAGATACTATTATCTAATCTTTTTTAGGTCAATAAAAACTAAGATTACTTAGGTTTTCATTTCTAAGGATTTGAATCGTGGGGACACTTGGCACGCGGTTAAAGGAATTAAGGAAACAGAGAAAGCTTACTCAAGGCCAATTGGGTAAAGCGCTTGGAGTTTCTGATGTAACGATTGGCTACTGGGAAAGAGATCTGAACGTGCCGGGCGGTAAATCACTGACAAAACTTGCTAAATACCTCAGTGTAACTGAAGGATTCCTTTTATATGGTCGGGAGGATGAGGCTAACATTGGGCCTGCACCAGTAGCAGCGCAGCAAGTTCCCATCATCAGTTATGTCCAGGCTGGAGCTTGGTCACCTGAGTGCGACGCCAGAAATATCGATGGAACGGTGGAGTATATTTTGACGTCTGAGTTTCACTCTCATTCGACCTTTGCCCTCAAGGTCAAAGGAAAGTCAATGGAGCCAGAATTTGTTGAAGGTGATGTAATCATTGTGGATCCTGAGCTACACCCAGGCCCTGGGGATTACGTTGTCGCAAAGAACGGCGGTGACGAAGCTACATTTAAGAAATACCGTGCACGCGGAATCAGTGAAACTGGAGAAGAAATTTTTGAGCTCGTGCCACTGAATGAAGACTACGCTATCCGCAATTCTGCAAAAGAAAAGATTCATGTCGTTGGGGTGGTTGTTGAACACCGCCGCATGATGCGCCGCAAATAATTACTCTTCCCCTCAGAAAATCTAAATAAGTTTAGGTTTTCTGCTTGACCTTTAATCTAAGTTATTTTAGATTTAATTGTGAAAAGCGCACAGGCAGGACGCCCACGCAGTAGCCGCCAAAGGCGTATGAAGATGGGGATGATTCGCTGGCTATAAAAAAGCGCCCCGATGGACGCTTGCTCTTTAAAAATCTGGAACTTTCCAACAAACAATCATTATAGGGGTGAGTATGTCTAAACCTGAGCCAAGAATCATTGCTCCAGGCTATAGCGATGAAGAATTGTATATCTGGATGGATAAAAAGCTGGCAGCAATTCGCCAGCTTAAATATGAGAAAGACCTGAATAAGGAACTAAAGGAGTCGATAGTCAAATCTGAAGGACGGATTAAAGATCTTGATTTGGACGCCACCTTAAATATAGACCGCCAATAGAAGGATCCCACTCATTCTCAAGAAAATCATCAAAATTCATGTTGATAGTCGACCAATTTTGAGTATCTAAGAATTTTTGGGTTTGCTCATTCATCTTATCGTAGCGGAGATCATCCTGAACTACCAAAAGCAGCTCAGCTAGTGACATTTCATTAATTTGCTTCGGAGTCCACTGATACTTCATAACCAAAAAGTGCACAAGAGCCTGTTTGTCAGGCAGTTGATTAAATTGAGTTCCGTATTTTTTACGATGATCTCCAAGTACCGAATCCAGCATTAAAAAATACAAAGCTCGGGCTTCTGCCTTATTTGTTTCTGCCACATCGACCATGCCACTGGTTTTAATGTCTCTTTGCTTGGCAACATGAAGGAAATGAGAGTGATAGAGATCATATAGATTACGAGCCATAACCAAATAACCTTTTTTTGTTGGGGAGTCCAGAGTAACCGAATCCTTGTTGTTGGGGAATAGCAGGATCCACCGAGCCTGAAGTGGATAAAAGACAGGCGCACAACATGGAAGCGCACTCCTTCGAACCAGTTATGGGTGACAGGTGTAAAAACAGCGGAGTGCACTTCCAGTTGTGTGGAGAACTAACTGGCGATGGCAGTCGCCCGCTTCATTAAGCGCCCTACACTGGGTGCTTATTAAAGCGAACCGAAATCATTTTTTCTCGCCGTAAGGCGCGGGATTCGTGCAACCAAAATTCAGCGTCGTGCAGGACGCTTATATAACGGAGAAACTAAAAATGACGAACGCACAGACCGTCACCGAGTTACAACCACGCATGACCAGAGAGCAGTTGATCGACGCTGCCCGTAAAGCAGCCCCTCTCCTTCCCCCGGCTTATCTCGGGATCATGACCGAACTGGCTAACCGTCTGGACTATACCAGCGTCGCTCTTTGTGAAGCCATGTCACAGCGTAAAGAGCTGGCCACGCAGAACGCTACTCTTCGTGAAGACGTAACCAGCTGGGCCAAAGAGTGTGATCGCATTGAAGAACGCCACACCAAAACGCCCACCAATATGCACTTACTGGAGGCGCAGCGTGAATTACGTGAACTTCCTACTGTGGTCATTTGCCTCAATAACGAGGTGGCACTCTAATGGCTAACTCATTCAAGCAGATGTCCCGTGACGGGACTATCAAGCGCACTGATACCGGGATGTTCATCAGCCTCGACGATATCCACGTTCGCGCAGGCTTCAACAAACGTCATGACGACGATGAACGCACCATCCAGGCAGACGACGAACTGTTTACCTATCTGATGAACGGTGGTTCGGTTCCTCCGCTGGAAGTAATCGCACGCGATGAGGGTGGTGTTTGGGTAGTTGAAGGCCACCGCCGTCGACGCTGCTATGAGCGTTGCCGTGCAGCCGGTAAGCCAGTCGACCACATTCACATCATGCCGTTTAACGGTAACGATGTGCAGCGCCTGGCGAGGATCATGACCAGCAATAACCAGCTGCCCCTTTCAGATATTGAGCAGGCTGCGGTTATTCAGGAGTTGCACAATGCTTTTAACCAGACCACCAGCGAGATTGCGAAGCTGGTCAATAAGTCAGTCGGTACTGTTGAAAAGTTACTTACGCTCAGCACCGCGAATTATGACGTTCAGCAGGAAGTTAAATCTGGTGCCGTCTCCGTTGATGTCGCTGTTGATCGCGTAAAAGAGTACGGCGAAAAGGCTGGCGAGGTGCTGCAGCACGATAAAGCTGTTGCGGCTGCCCAGGGGAAAACGAAAGTTACCCGCAGCGCTATCGCCCCTGAACTCAGCATCAAGAATGCGCGTCGTTTCGTGGAACTGATGGCCCATGCTGAAATCAGTGACGAAGGTGTATTCACCATCCAGGGTGCTGCGCTGGCGGAAGCTCTGTCCATTATCGACGAACACAAAGCAATTGCCGAAGCGCGTGAAACCTATCGCCTCTCACAGCCGATCCCATCCACTGAAGTACGCGGGAAAACACTTCATGTGAGTCTCGGTGGGGTGGAGATCGGAACTGCACCAATCTATCGCGGGAAAAGCGTCACCCTTAACGGTGTCGTTACGAGCCAGTCAAAGGCTGTGGCCCACTTCGTTAAGCAGCACAAACTCAAGCAGGAAGCGAATCATGACAACCAATAAATTAATGACCGCCGAGCAGCTGGATGAATTGTTGGCCGTTGCGGTTCGTATGCAGCGTGATGCTGAAGTTGATCGAAACCTCCATTCTGCAAACTTCGCTTATGCAGTACAGGTAGCTGTTCTTGAACTGTGTAAGGTTCGAACTGATTTTGTGGCGCTGACTGCGGAGAATGCAGTGCTTAAAAACGCAATGGCCCCTAACCCTTGGGCAGGAATAGGTTTGGATAAATCTACTGGAGGTTTACAACGCAATCTAAAAGAAAAAATAGTAGATAAACTACGTAAGAGAAATCGTTTATAATATTGCGCTCTATAAATTACAACTTGTCAAGTGAGAGAAGATGAACCAGAACCCATTTTCAATATACGATTTCCTCGGTTACCTAATACCAGGCGGATTGTTTCTATATCTCCTATACTTTTGCGGAATCACTCTTGACTGGGACGTAATTATCCAGCTTAAGAAAGCAGCAATTGAACAGGAATCTTCTCTAAGTTTGTTAGGATATTCTTCAATTGTTATACTTGCATATATCATTGGTCATGCAATAGCTATTTGCTCTGCTTTTTTAGTGGAAAAGTACATGAATGACACATTACAGTATCCTTCAATTTATCTTTTCTGGGAGTTAAATAATCATTTCAAAGATGTGGTTAAGAAGAACTGGGGGAGAAAGTTTAAGTATCTAATTATTAAAACAATTCTGTGTCCAATATGGTTCCTTGACTTGATTACTTTTAATAAACTCTACTCTAGAGAGCTTACTAAGGAATTAGCCACTCCTCTATGGAACATGCTAGCCACATCCTATCAAAAATTTTTTTCAGTTGATTTAAACCAATTGAAAAATAATTTTGCTTTGCAAGGGGATTTATTTAGGCTTGCCTACCATTATTCTTATGACCATTCCTCCAACCACCAACCAAAAATACAAAATTACGTGGCTTTATATGGATTTTGCAGGAACGTTTGCTTGGTCTTTTTAATATTTTTTTGGGTCGCTCTTTGCACCCTTTCGATTAATATATGGTCAGGCAACAACTCCCATTTCAATCTTATATCAACATTGGCTATGCTATTGATGACATATATTTTTTATTGTGGGTTCGTCAAATTCTATAGAAGGTTCACTCTTGAAGTATTCATGGCATTTAGCGTTTTGAAAACCAATTGATATGTGCCGGGTGCAGCCGGATATGTGGAGAACTACACGATGAGCGGACAAAGCCAACGTTTTCTTACTCCTGATGACCTTTACCAGCTTACTGGTTATCGTCGCCCTTCCCTTCAGTGCAAGGCACTGAAAGAGAGTGGTGTGTTTTTTGTTCCCCGTAGGGATGGAAGACCAGGTACCACCTGGGATCATGTTTCCAATCCTGCTGGACTTAGGCTGGTAGTAAGCAATCCTGAGGAAGAAGAACCAAACTTCAAGGACATGTGCTAATGCCCAGAGCTCGTAAAAACCCAGAAGATAACTGGATGCCGCCCCGCGTTCGCCGGGGCAAGTCTGCCTATGAATTTCGCACACCAGAAGGCGGAACAGTCAGGCTGTGTAATGCGGATTTAACCAAAGCGCAGGTCTGGTCGGCTTATGAAAATTTTATAAATGACACAAAGGTGCGCACTAATTTTAATGCTCTTTGTGAGGAGTTCTTTACTTCAGGGGATTTCCACGAACTGGCAACAGAGACTCGTAAGGATTACAGAAAATACGGCGCAAAGGTGACTGTTGTGTTTGGCAAGATGAAACCAGACAACATCAAGCCAGAGCATATCCGTAAGTATATGGACAAGCGAGGGGTAAAAAGCCGTGTCCAGGCGAACCGGGAAAAAGCTTTTATTTCTCGTGTATTCAGGTGGGCATATGAAAGAGGCAAAGTGAAGATGAATCCTTGCCAGGGGGTGAAGCAGTTTAAAGAAAAAGCCAGAACTCGCTATGTCACTGACAGGGAATATGAGGCTCTATTAAGCGTTGCTCACATCCCAGTGAAAGTGGCTATGGAACTTGCTTATTTATGCTGCGCCAGGCAGGGAGATATCCTGGACCTGAAGAAAAGCCAGATCCTCCGTGAAGGCATCATGATCCAGCAGAGCAAAACTGCAGTCCACCAAATTAAAGCATGGACAGAACGACTTGATAAAGCAGTCAGGCTTGCTGAATCTCTCCCCCTAAATACTGGCATGGTGAGTATTTTCCTGCTCCACCAGCCGTCTGGCTTGAGGTATACGAGAGATGCGTTCAATGCTCAGTGGACTAAAGCTAAAGCACTTGCAGCTGAAAAATTCCCGGAGCTTGATTTCAAATTTACTTTCCACGATTTGAAAGCGAAAGGGATATCAGATCTGGAAGGAACGCTGAATGAAAAACAGGGAATAGCTGGCCATAAAAATGCGTCACAGACAGCACGCTATGACAGAAAAATACCTATCGTTCCGGTAGTCGGGGGGCAGTAATGCCCTCTTCATATGGCGAAAGCGAATGGCGAAACAATGGCGAATGGCGAAATTTAGGCAATAAAAAACCACCTTTCGGTGGTTTATACGACACTGCTTATCATTGATTTTATTCTACTTTTCCCATGGTAGCCGGAGTGGGACTTGAACCCACACAGCGCGAACGCCGAGGGATTTTAAATCCCTTGTGTCTACCGATTCCACCATCCGGCCTCGGGAAGAAAGTGGAGGCGCGTTCCGGAGTCGAACCGGACTAGACGGATTTGCAATCCGCTACATAACCGCTTTGCTAACGCGCCTTAAATCTTTTGTCTTTCGACTGACACCCGCT